CATTACGCTTTTGACCCCGTCGACACGAAAAACTCAGCATCGGCGAACTCTTATCTGAAAGTTCCCAATCCTACACGCAATCTCTTCTTTTATGCACAGCGCTATGAAGCACCGTCGTATAATGCCCTCTTCTTATCCACCCGTGATCTCTCAGGCACCGATGCCCCTATCGCTCCTTGGTGGCCGAATGCGAGCCAAATCGATACGAGAGTCTATAAAGATCTCCAACCGGCCTTTGTTCTCAGGAACTCGGAGCCGCTGCGATCGATTGATCTCATCTATGAAGGAAAACTCTTTCGGTACAGTACCACGACCCCTTCCGTCTTTCGATCGCTTTTACCTATCAAGAAGTCGCCCTGGGTGAATCGATATTACTATAATCTGCCATTCGCACTCGATTCAGGCTTTCTTCCCCCGAGTCAGCCCTGTGGAGAGGCGAATCTGGACAAGATTGTAAACATAAATCTGAAACTGCAGTTGAACCCTCTCGCTGGTTATACAGATGCCGTTCCGCGATTCCTCATCTATACATGGGCGGAAACGTACAATATCTTTCGCGTCTATGGTGGGCGTGGCGGAATGATGTTTGCCTATTAACGCTTCCATATAACATACATCGCCAGCAAGCTGAGTCCAACGAGAACTATAGAACTCGATCGTGTTCTCAGTACATACGTAAGTTGTTCCAAGGCTCTCTCAGAATCCTCGAAGAACTTTGAATAATCAACATGTGTATTCTCAATATCAGACTTGGAAGGGCGCTGGTATGCTAAGAGCGGCTGCGTGGTGACGATACGAAACTGATTAGAATAATACACATCTATAGGCCCATGTCTATCAGGGTTCCACGCAATCGCCTTTGTATAGGCGGATACGTTCAACACATAGAAATGGAGGGCGAAGGCGCCTTCTATCTCAACCAAGTGCTTTCCGTGAAACTGAGCTGGTCCCTGGACGTAGGTGGGGCCACCGAGAAAGATGTCCCAGGCGTCACGTTCCTTCCAAAGAGCGTCTCGTACTGTCGGCCATCTTTCTGCAAAATCGGCTGCAGGGACACAATCATCTTCTATCACGAGCACCCAGGGGAGACCGGCCAACATTGCCTTTCGAGCAATGGCAACATGAGACGCCCCACATCCTCTCCAACCTTCTGTATGTTTTATCGCCGAAAAGCGCTGGGGGACGATACCCGTTCCTGAAAAGGCTTTCTGTGTCGCCTCCCATTTTTCTTTACGTTCATCCAAGTTTATACAAAAACACGGAAGATCGGGCTGCATTCCTATTACTTCGTTACAAACATCTCGCGCACAGAGTCAATGAGGGGGCCGCTGGGCATTACCCGTGGCTCCGTTTCCTTTATAATCAGAGGGCGCGTCGTGGGCTTATTCACCTGGAAAGGGAATGTCTTTGCCTGGGCTGGCTGATAGGTCTGAAAGGCTGCTGGGAACTCACCCTTCTTCGGGGCGGATCTAAAGAGCTTATTGATACGATTCTCTTCGGTGTCTCTTCGCCATGAAAGATTTGCTTGATTTGCAAGTTCGTCATCATCCAATATTCTACATGCCTCTTGACTCATCCTATGAGTAGTGTAAATATTCTATTAAGCCCTCTTATTCGCTCCAGTAAAATTGTAACTTTGAGGCCCCTTTAATGATCTTAAGCAATGACGTCCCTACTGATAGTCGAATCCCCTGCCAAGTGTTCAAAGATCCAAGGCTATCTGGGCCCTGGATGGCGTGTGATTGCAACAATGGGGCATATACGATCCTTGGAGGAGGATCTCGGGGCTGTGGGACTCGATAGGGACTTTGAGCCGAGATTCCAGTGGATCCGAGAGAAATCAAAGGCGATTCAGCAGATCAAAGAGGCGGCGGCGGGAGCCAGTAAGATCTACTTGGCCTCGGATGATGATCGTGAAGGAGAGGCCATATCCTATTCCGTGGCTGTCCTCTTGAAGTTGAACCCGGAAACAACTCCTCGTGCCGTCTTCCGAGAGATCACCGCCACAGCCGTAAAGGCGGCTGTAGCAAATCCCCGTCGTCTTGATATGGCCCGTGTTGAGGCGCAACAGGCCCGGGCCGTTCTTGATATGATGGTGGGCTTCACGATCTCGCCACTTCTTTGGAAGTATGTGGGACCGGCTCTTTCGGCGGGGAGATGTCAAACACCGGCTCTTCGTATCATCTGTGACCAGGAAAAGGCCATTCGTGATTTCACGGCCAGTACGGAGTGGAAGATTAAGGGGGTGTGGAATGGATTTGAGGCGACGATGACGGAGGCCTTGGAGGATGAAGAGTCGGCGACGAACTATTTGGAGAATATCCACGCGGAGGCAGGTGGGCTCGTGAGTGAAGCCTCTACAAAGCCAACGACGGAACAGCCCCCGAAGCCGCTCGTGACGAGTACCTTACAGCAGGAGGCATCCGCTACGATGAGTCTCCAGCCAAAGAGGACAATGCAGATCGCCCAACGTCTCTATGAAGCGGGGCACATCACCTATATGCGTACGGACTCTGCAGTTCTTTCGGAGGAGGCGAGGGCGGCAGCGGAGTTATGGGTACGTGTGAACTTTGGAGAGGAGTTTCTGGGGCCCGGGGGCAAATCAGGGGGCAAAACCACCCGGAAAAAGGAGGCGACGCCTAATGCGCAAGAAGCACATGAGCCTCGTAAACAAGTTCGCTCTGCAAATGCGCCCCCTGTTCAGGAGGCGCATGAAGCGATCCGCCCCACGCATTTCAACGTCGCTGATCTCCCTGCCGATGAGGACTGGTCCGCTCCTGATCGCAAACTCTACAAGCTCATTTGGAATCGGGCCGTACAGAGTGTCATGGCGGCCTCACGGGGCGAACAGAGGACGGTGGACTTTCTTGCTACCGGGGATCCCATGGAGTTCGTTTGGAGGGCGAAATGGAAGCGGCAACTGTTTCCTGGATGGCGCAAGATTGGGGCAGCGGCGGCGAACTTGGATGAAGAGGAGGAAGTGGAGACGGAAGACGAGGCGGCATGGAAGATGGCGGAGAAGATTGTGGAGGGGACGAAGTTGAAATGGTCTTCTTTGGAGGCTTTCCCACATGAATCAAAGCCGGCGGCGCGCTACACGGAGGCAACCTTGGTCCGCGAACTGGAGCGGAAGGGGATTGGTCGGCCAAGTACGTTTGCAACTCTGGTAGGGACCATCCTCGATAAGGCATACGTGGAGAAGCGGAATAGTCCCGCCCGCGAAGTGGAGTCCAGGAAGATCTCGCTGCCTGCAGTTGGAACGTGGCCCCCAGTGGCTGAGACGGTTATCAAGAAAGTGGGCGAGGAGAAACAGAAGTTGGCCCCTACGGCGCTAGGTCTTTCCGTTCTGGAGTTCTGTGTAAGGGAGTTTACGACTCTGTTCGACTACGATTTCACGAAGAAGATGGAGACTCGCTTGGATTCTGTGGCGGAAGGAGCGGAGCCGTGGAAGGAGCTCTGTAGGGATACTTGGAGTTCCTATAAGGATAAGTATGCAGGTTTGAAGAGCGGGGAGTCGACGGCGGTGGCTGCACCATCTAGACAGCGCGAATTCCCGGGAGGAATCAAGGGGGTTCAGAGCAAGAAGGGGCCCTTGCTCCTCAAGGAGCACGCGAACAAGGATGAAACGGTCTTCTATGGTTGGCCGGATGGTGTCAGTTTCCAGGATATTACAGCTGAGCAAGTGGCGGCATTTATCGCGTCGAAGACGGCTGCTCCGACTCTCGGCGAGTATCAAGGGAATCCGATGGTGAAGAAGTCGGGCCCCTATGGGGTCTATGTCGTCTGTAATGGTGTGAATGTGCAGTGGGCCGAAGGTGATACTGAAGAGACGCTTCGTGCAAAGTTTGTGACAAAGGGTGGTGGGGCAAGCCACGCTCTTGGGGACTTTGAATTCCGCACGGGACAGTACGGACCCTACATGTTCAAGAAGACTCTCGTAGGCAAGTCACGGAAGTTCGTGGGGCTTCCATCGGGTGTAGATCCAAAGGCGCTGACCTTGGAGGCGGCCACCAAGATTTACCAGACGGGTCTCCAATCGAAAGCGAAGGCGGCCACCTTTGGAAAGAAAAAGGCCAACTAATAGGATGGATCGGGGCAAAACCAGAAAAAGAAAGATATTCAACGTTCCGACGTATGTGGTAAACATGAAGGAACGCGTGGATCGTTGGAAGCGTTTTACACAGCAACCGGTGATCCACAAGTTGAAGAATCTGAAACAGTTCACTGCTGTGAATGGGAAGAAGCTCGACTATATGAAGGATCGGAGGATCTCTGTGCGAACGCGGCTGAACATTTTTCGCAACTATCGGCGCAGCCATAGCGAGATTGCGACCTTGGGGGCGGTGGGCGCGTCCCTCAGTCATATTGGGGTTTGGAAGAAGTTTTTGGCGTCGGGTGCAAAACACTGTATGATCTTTGAAGATGATGCTATTCTTACAGAATCCATCTTTGATGATATCAGCCGGCTTTTCCCCAAGTTGCCGGCTGATTGGGGTGTCTGGGTACTCGGATATTATAAGGCGAATCTTGTCTATGAGCCCTATCATGTGAAGCCATGGAACCATGTATATAAATTCACCGCGGCCCATGCGTATTTGATCACGCGGGAAGCGGCGAAGAAACTTCTGGCGGATGCTCTTCCCGTTGAGAGTCACGTTGACCATTATATTGGTGATGTTGGTATGGTAAGTAAGATGCTGGTATTGGAGCACCCGGATATTAACATCGAGTATTTCCAAAAGGAGAAGGCTCTAAACTCTGCAACGGCGACGGTTGATTCGAACACTTCACAGCATAAGAAGGATGGTTGCCCAGTATGTAAGATACCGGATGACATGTCACAGATTTACAAGGGGCCCTTAAAGAAGATGCGAAATGGTTTACGTGTGCAGGGCCTTGTACATGATGAACAGGATAAGGAGATCTTGACATTGAAACGGGGGGCTACGCGGAAAAAATGATGCGTTTAATATCTATATCTGGAGTATTAAAAATATTCTCGATATGGTAGAATGTCGGTTGAATCAAGTCCTTCGGACAGTCGACGAAGCAGCACAGATGTATCTGGCGTAAAAGTTAAGAAATTCATGAACGGATGGACGAAGGAGCAGGAAGTCCTGATGGCCGAATGGTCCGATATTGCCGCGTGTTATCGGTGGCTACATGACAAAGCCGAGAAGAAATTTACCGTGTCGAACATGAACATTACCATCCCTGTGATTATCCTATCGACGCTCACAGGAGCAGCCAACTTTGCCGTGGGCAGTATCGTCCCTGCAGATAACCGCGCGGCACAACAATACGTGGGTGTATCTTTGGGGGCCCTATCGATCTTTGCAGGGATTCTTACGACCTTGGGGAACTTTTTCCAGTACGCCCAGAAGTCCGAGTCGCATCGCGTCTGTAGTATTGCGTGGGGTAAATTCCAGCGCCTGGTACAAGTCGAGCTGGCGATCAGCCCTATGGATCGTATCGAGGCTATGGATTTCTTGAAGATTTGCCGTCAAGATCTAGATAGACTTATCGAACAGTCTCCTGGGATTCCTGAGGATGTGATCAAGGCGTTTGAGACCGAGTTCGACGAACTTAATGAACTGAAACGACCTGATATCTGTCATGGTCTGGAACACACGAAGGTCTTTGATGCGTCCAAGGTCAGGCTGGCGAAAGTGGCGGCGGATGCCATGTTACATTTGCGCTACAAGAAGAATATTCTGTCACAGGCTGTTATCCCTGAACTGGAAAAGAAGATCCAGGACGAGTTGAATACGAGGTTGGAACAGAGGATCAAGGAGCTCATGCATGTACCCGTGGCTGAAAGTGATTCCACGAGTATTGTCAATCTGGAGACGGATTGGAGGGCCTTGCTAGTAAAAAAGAAGTATCTACATACTCCTGAGATAGGGACGCCATCAGGGCCGGCGCCCGTTGTTGTAGCAGTTTCTCCTCCTTCAGCACTATATCCTCCTTCGGTTGTTGTATCTCCTGCAGCGAGTTTGATAGGTCCTCCTATGATCATTTCGCCCAGTGGAGATGTATATGTCCCACCAATCATGTCAGTAGATGATGAACCAGAACCAGAGGCAGAAGTAGTTCGCTTGAATGTCGTAGGAACGGATGGGCCTCCATCGACAAGTTCCAACTCGGTTGTTTCAGAACCCACACCCGCTGTACGCCCCGTTGTGAGTTTCGACTAAACGAAGGTGAGCGGCTGCCCCTTGTCTACAATGTCGTTCTCGAAGGGAGTATTGAGAACCCTCCTCTTGAGTCTCTTCATGGTTTTCACGAGGCGCGTCGTTATGTCGATATCAGGATATACACCACGGTAACCCTGCTGCTGTACCTTCAGTGAGTCCAACTTCTGAAGGAGCACCGAGCGAAAGTTATTGTTGTGTCTCACCAAGTTGAGGTAGCGTGGCTTGAAGAAGAGGGCGAACATCTTTATAGCCAGCTTGTAGCGGTCGTTCGGTGTCGATATCCAATCAAGTTTCAGAAGGTATTCCTTTACTACATGAGTGGGAGTTACAATGTCGTTTCTCTCTACAGAGGCGCGGTCCATCTTCTTCGAGAGGCGGTCACAAGGAGGAAGACAGCGGTTCAGTTGGATCCTGGACTCATAGTCGAGACGAGGGAAGATGTACTCACGAATGACGTCGAGAGGGAGTTCGTCAAGCACCGTAGGACGTTGCTTGACGAAGCCAAAGACTGGATTGAAGGGTCTTGTGTCGAACATTGCGGGGTAAACGCAGTGGCTTATAAAAAAGATGTGGCCCCTGCCCCCTTCAATTTTTATTTATGTTCAAGTGCATCCAGGCGCTCTTCGATCTTCTTCAACATCTTCAAGATGGGTTCAAGAGCGCTGAGTGAATCTTTGTGATAGTATCTTGCGTCAAGGGTGCCGAATGATGGACTTGGATGCGTCATGTGGACCTTTTTCTGATCGACTATCGCTTGAATGGCCTTTAGAGGGCTTTGGATGCACCCCATACGCGCTTCATCCCCTCCAAAGTCAGTGGAGGGTTCAAACTTCTCTTTCTCCATCTTGGCAAGCTTCTCCTTTTCAAACTGGAGATGCTCCTCTAGACGAACGAGCCTGCTGCGTGATACTGCAATAAGGATATCAAGGTCAGACATGGTTGTAAAAAAGGCCCAGGGCCCCCACGGCCTCAATTTTACGACCAATCGATGACGATGCCCTTCTGGAGGGTACGTGTGCTTGGGTTGGTGTCAACCCACCCTTCTTTGTAGCTGACGTCACAACCAGGATACTTCTTCTGAAGGACCTCAACAAGCTCTTCAGATGTGAATGGTATCGGTGGACTGCCCCGATTAGCCATGTGTATTTGTGGCATTCCATTTACTAAATACGATGTCTTCCCATCAGCTGCTGCCGCCGCTATAGAGGGATGAAGCTGATTATTGATCCACTGTTCAATCTGTTGCCGCCTGAGAAGTCCAGCTAGGTTCTGCAGATAGGCGCGATCAAACGTTTGGCCAAGGTGAGACATTCTAAACGCAGTGGCTTATAAACGCAGTGGCTTATAAAAAAGGCCCCAGGCCACCCACACCTTCAATTTTAGAAAAAGCAGCGACAACCGCTTCACAGATCAGCCATCATCCTTTCTAAAGAGTTCATCTCGGGACTATGAGCATCGCGGACTCTTGTTACGAACTTGATGGCCTTTCGTAGTATTTTTTCTTCGTAACTATCATCTGCAAACTGCAGTTGATGCTGAAGTTCTTGAATAAGTAGATCGTATTGGACAGGTAAAGGGTCTCCTTCCACACCCACCAGATTACCATGTTCATCGATGTATAAACCTATATTTTCACGTATCTCTGGATCATTTATTATTTCAGCTATAAGTTTAAAGTCTTTAGCTTTCCTTTTAGCCTTCTTGTGCCTTCTTGTTGCACTTTCATTGACAATAGCTCTTACCATGCGTGTACTAGATCGAGCAGTTTTGCGGCTTCTAGGGCTGAAAAAAATACCCTTTCGAGGGTCATCATTTTCTCTTATTCTTGAAACCATAGATCTACCCTTGGTTCTTAGCTTTCTAGTAGAAGTTTCCTTCACCATACTGTTATAATGTGAGATTTTGCTCAGCCGGGTCTTAGATAAACCTTTGAAGCAGCACTTTCATCTCCTCGTTTCCGCAGTAGAGATATTC